AGTTTGAGGACTGGTCTGAAAGAGCTCCGCCACCGCCACCGGCACCTGTATTTGCAGCTCCGTTTCCGCCACTTCCTTGAACGCCTGCTCCACCACGGCCGCCTACTCCGTTATTTCCGCCTACTCCGCCGCCTCCAGGACCTACGTTTACCCATCCACCTCCACCACCTCCAGCACCGTAATGTTTATTCGTACCGTCTTGTATAGTTAGGGTTTTTCCGTTTCCACCATTTCCTCCATTATAGATCAAGAATGGAGCATCGAATGTAGTATAAGAGTTACTACCGGCGCTAGTTGCACCGCCGCCGCCTGCTCCTGATTTACCTAGTTGAGTACCGCCGGCTGATCCGCTATCGGCAAAGATTGCAGCAGCGCCCGTCGGGAAGCTACCGCCTCCTGATGCGCCAGCACCGCCTTCAGGTTGTCCACCAAAGCCGCCGTATGACCCGGTTAGGGTTGTTTGATTGATCCCGCCACCGAATGTTTGTGTGGCAGAGCCGCTCTTATAGTTAAAACTGTTGCCTGCTGTACCGAGTACGCTTGCAGTTAGTTGTAATACTGAAGCAGAGGCTAAAGCATTAATATTAAAGCTGGTTAAACTGTTAATTTTCTCTGCAATAGCTACCATATTTAAGGCAGCCGTAGATCCTGTCACTACGTAGTAAACTGGTGCTGCATCTACTTGAGTTGTACTAGATGTCAAAAAGAACTTTCCCGTTACTGAACCGGTAAGTTGGAAGAAAGCTCCGTCTGCAAAAGTTGAATTTGTAGAAGCGGTTGCATAGACTCCTGGTCCTACTAGGGACGTGATCCCTCCGTTAGTAGCTGGTGAAAAGTAGCCTCCACCTTCCCCGCCTCGTCCTACTGAAATACTCCATGTAGGATAGGTAGTATTAAATGTATAGGAGGTGTTATAAAATACTCCACCGCCACCGCCGCCATTACCGTGATCGGTAAATATCGATTCCCCTCCGCCGCCGCGAGATCCACCGCCGCCACCGCCTACAAGTAGTAGTTGAACGGCTTGAGTGCCGGTTCCTGTTATTGTTAATTGATCGGCGCTTCCGGTGAAAGTATGAGATTTATAATTAACTGCACCTGAAGTAAAGGTATTGATTACGCCGCCTGATAGTGTTAAAGCCATGTTTAATTGAGTTTAGAATGATGCACTAATAAATAGTACGGAAATTCTGTTTCCAATAAAAAACCCCGCTTGTGGCGGGGTCTTGTAATGAAATATGAATTCTTTAGTAGTTCAAGATACAGTAATCCATTCCGATACCAAGCTCAATTGTGATTGCATCTTGGTTTGACCAGTCGTAAGATCCGAAGTTTGCAGTCTTGATGAAAGCGCCTTTAATGATCCACTCCGATACTACATCACCAACTGGACCGAGAATTGATAGATTCAAATCCTTCTTGTAGAAGTCAGAATATCCATCACGTCCTGTTACAGACTCGTGTGATAAACGAATCCACTCCATACAGGCCTGTTGACCAGAAGGAGAGATTGGGTTATAAAGATTCAAGGTCATATCTTGCCATTCGGCCTTACCCTTAATCTTACGGTAGATGTTGATATGGTCTAGCTTTACTTCATTCAAGTTCACGTTAGGTGCTGTAGCACTCTTAATCATGAAAGAAGGAATGCCGTCAATATACATGATAAAGCGATTCTGAACCGTTGGCTCATACGCCGTAAACATTATTTCATTTGGATCTAATACTGGCATTTTATTCTATGTTTTATATAAATATCTGTTAATACAAAACTTACTTTCCAAGAAGTCCGCCTTCGCCAGAACCGCCTGCAGTTTGTTGTACCTTGCCTGTAAGCTCTTGGCCTATCATCTTCTCAATCTCTTGATCAGACTTACCAGCGTACTTAGGGTCTTTCTTTAACTTAGATGCCATTTTCTTAACACCTACTTTAATAAGACCTGCGATAGCGGCGCCACTAGTACCAAGTACTGCAAGGCTCTTTAAGAAAGATTGAAAAGTCTCGGGGTCAGAAAAGAGCTGCTGAATAGGTTCAGCGAACTCTTTAACTTGTTCTTTATCTTTCTTCATAGGAGCTTCTGCTGTCATAGTCTCCATCTCTTTTACTTCTTTTTCAGCCTTAGGAGCTTTGGGGGCTTTAGATGTTTTAGGAGCTTTTACAGCTTCTGTATAAGCACCGCCTGACATATCGCCTTTCTTGGCTTCAGCCAACACCTGCTTGGCAAGAGATTCGAACAATTGCTTTGATAAATGCAATCTAACTTTTGTGTTATTTTTCATCTAGAGTTATTTTTTATTTTATGCACCAAAGGTTACACCGGTTGGTAAGATGTTGAAATCAAGTTGGATGAATTCAGCAGTTCTAGTAGGCTGTAGATAAATGGCACCTACAAGAAGGTTACGATCGATTACATCCGGTGTATTATTGGTCTCGTCCATCACTACGCGGAAGGCGTATAGACCTTGACGCTGTTGTACGTAATCAAGATATGGATTAACTTGAGCAAGGAAACGATTACGTGTAACGGCAGTGTTCTGCTCGAATACCAAGGTCTGTGCAATCTGACCAATATACCCTTTCAAAGCAATCAATAGACGGCGAACATTTACGCGATCTAGTGCAGAAGCGCGAGCTTGTAAAGTCTTCTGACCGTATACTACTGTACCTTGGCCTGGGAATACTGCAATCGGATTAACTTTAGCAGAATATAGTGTATTACGTTGACCTACAGTGAGACGTCTTTCTGGTTGAATTACAGTTGGAAGACCTCCACGATTTAGACCTGCTGGTGCAAACCACTCAGCTGATACCTTATCATTGTACTCGTATACTCCAGGGATAATTACTGAGGCAGGTACGAAGCTTAGACGTCCAGTTTCGATAGAACGAACCTGTACCCATGGCCAATAAGTGGCGCCATAGCTATTATCGTAAGATTGAGCGGCTGATGTTATGGTGTTGATAGCTTGATTATATCCAACCAAATCTACTACTGCAATAGCATCTCCACGATTTTGAACTGTAGATAGAAGGCTAGAAATAACTGAAGTGGCGTTTTGATTGGTTACACCAGGTGCGTAAATTGAATCAAATACGTACTGATCTTGGTTAGATAGTAGGTTGATTGCAGTTACGTAGTTATCAGGGAATACTCCTTGAATATTTGTAGCTGAATTTGATCCAACTGAACTAACGATTGGGATCTGCTCAAATAGATTCAATGGTGCAAGACCGAAGCATCCGTAAAGTGGTCCTGTAGCACCGCTAAAAGATCCATTATATGATCCGCTACCGTTTAGAGGAATAAAAGCTGTATAAGCAGGATTAGCAACGCCGTTTGGTCCTAGGTAGTTTGGAGTTGGGAAGTTTACTTGCTTGACGCGTACGTAGTTCGAAGCGTTAGGATAGCTACCTGTAATCTCAAGATAGGCTTGACCGTCGCTATCGAAAGCTACAGTTTGACTTTGATCACCAATTACGTAAGCAACATAGTTATTTTGGTTCGGATCTAGAGAGAGGTTAGTCCAAGTCTCAAGTACAGTTTGATTGGCTGTATAATCATCTCCTCTTCTAACGAGTAGAGTAAAGAGGCCTGAAGCAGAATCAGCTTGAGCAATCTGCCATCTAATATTATTTGCAGAGCCAGAAGGTAGAATTCCGTTTTGGTTAAGTACAAAAGAAGATGAGAAATTGTTATTCATTATATCTCCTACTGAGATAGTTTCAAGCACAAAGCTAGCTGTTTGTGCAACTCCGCCGGTGAATGTTTGAGTGATTGATCCGGTTTTGTAGTTGAAGCTATTTGCTGCTGTTCCTGGAAGTAGTGCAAAAAGTGAAGCACTTGTACTTGAAATAACTTCTGCAGAAATATTAAACGTAGTTTTTAAAGTGTTAATCTTAGCTACGACGTTAGTCATTGTAGCAGCTGCAGTACTGCCTGTTACAATATAATAAGTTGGAGCGGCATCTACTTGGGTAGTACTAGAAGTAACGAAAAACTTTCCTGTAACTGATCCAGTTAGTTGGAAGAAAGCACCGTCTCCGAACGATGAAGTAACGTGGAATAGACTTGCAGTAGCTCCGAGACCACAAAGTACATCTGCTGTAGCTCCGGTATAGGAACCACTAGCAACTCTTGTCACTAACAAAGAAGTACCTCCTTGTTGGAAGTAGTTGTAAGCAGCTTGAGAAGTTAGATACTCGTAAGTATTACTGTTTGAAACAAATGTAGCTCCAAATTTAGCTTTATACTGGGAGTAAGATGTTACAAGGGTTGGGATGTTAGGTCTTCCTACTACGGTTGGGCCAATTAAGGCTGCGCCTACTGTTACTGGACCTGCTGTTATTTGGGAAAGGTCGTTTTCTCTTAGGAATACGCCTGGTGAAATTAATGCTTCTGCCATTTTAATGATTTATTTCTAGTAATAAATATCAGTCCGTAAAGGCAAAACCTAATTTATTCCCAAGGAGTACTGCATTAAGCAGAGAGTGACGTAATTTCACCGTTTTCAGGGTTAATACTACCGTCTCCGTACTTTTCTCCAAGCTTCTTAAGTACCTGACGCTGGTTGAAAGCGTTAGCTTTTACTGCGTCTCTAATGCTCTCTAGCTCGAGATCTAATAAAGTTTTTTGATAATGCAATTCACCGAGAACTGCAGCCAAGCGATTGGCTTCTAGTCTACTGTTTTGAAACTCTTGTAACTCTTCTGGAGTTAGTTTTTGTTTTTCCATGTTTTTGTTTATTTTGAAACTTTTTTAGTGCTTTTTTTAGCAGGCTTTTTAGTTTCAGCCAGCTTCACCTCTACAATAGGAGCTTCTACTTTAGGCTCAGGCTTAACGAAGAGGCTCTTTAACTTGTTGATAATGTTTGTGAGTGTCATGAGCTGTTATTTTTGATAAATAGTATCAGTTTAACGTGGGCTAATATATAAATAGCTAGTAAATAGATAGAAGGATGTTTTTTTAATACTCAACATAGCTTTTTTCTTCCATAAACTCAGATCGATATTCAATATTTATAGCGCGTTTGATTTTAGAACGTTTATCATTGGTTATGTATACCTTACGTGCTAAATCTATAAACTCTCCTTCAAACTTTGCCTGTTTTTCTAATTCCCTCAACCTATCCTCTATATTCCAGAGCTGTAAGTTAATTTCGTAAAGATCCTTGTAGTAATTGCTATCTTGATAAAACCCGTTACTTGCTAGTTCCGTAGATAGGTAATCATACTCACGTTTGATATTATCAAATTTCTCTGGATCAGTGATTTTATCTCTTTTGATGTCTAAGATTGAAAGTTTATCTACAACCTCCCCTAAAGATACTTGTATTTTCATATCTTACCTATTGTCTATATAAATTATGATTTCAGTGTAATAGTCTATAAAACCATCGTTCCATAGGCTCCAAGTTATGTCTATTCCGTCTACTGCAAAAATTTTGTAATTCGGCAAAACCCTTAAATACAGATCTCTAAAGACTCTGAATTTATGTTTAAGTTCAGGAGTCAGCATGTGCCACTCCCCTACTACCTTCTTTACATTCTGTTTTATCCAGAAGAGGTTGTCTACGTTGAATATATCGTATTCTCCCCCTTCACAGTCTGTTTTTAAGAAGTCTATCTTAGTTATATTATAGTCGCTTATAACCTTGCTAAAGGTGGTAGAGTACATTTTATCTTTATCGCTTGCAAATGCATGCGTAAAGATCATTTCCCCGACTTGATTCGAAATACCTTTATTAATATGTGTTACGGGTCCGTGTTTAGTGTTTAAAACAAGCGTCTTAAACTCTTCGAAACTTGGTTCAAATGCAAAAACGTGAGAAGGTTTTTTATCTAAAATAGAATACGTGAAAGGGCCTAGACTAGCTCCGATATCAAACACAACATCACCTTCTTCTACTTCAAACCATTTTTCATATAGCTTTTCTACAAAGATTTCCTGGTATACG